ATTCTTGACCCTTGGCTCGATCCAACCTCACCCAGCCCATAGGCCAGCCCAACCCTGCGAAGGCCATCCGGGGAATTTCCAAATGGATGCTCTCGCATGATGTACCACCTGGTTTCGTTGAATGACTCGTGAAGCGCAGCCGGCACAAGCGTTGTCACGTTAGACTGCGTAATTGTTCTGGCTCCAGTTGTGGTTCCAGTTGCCTGGGCAGAACCGGAAATCGTCGTTCCGGTGTCCGAAAAATACAGGGTGGTAATCTGGTAAGTGGTCGTATTTGGAGCGGTGAATGTTCGTGAGCCAATTCCTGTCGATGAAAAGCCTAATGTCTGTGAAATAATTGTGCTGGTGTATACTTGACTTGAGTTGGTGTTGGTTGCCTGAATGCTAACCGGGTAAGTGCTGGCAGATGCTGGATAAGTTATGGCACTGAAGCTCAGCCTGTCGGTAAGCCAGTTTCCGCGCAGCTCCTCAACAACAAAAATGTTGCCGTCCATTTTCCATTCATTTTTTTGTGACCCAAACACTGTCCCGCCGTCGCTGCTGGATACGACCGGGAGCAGGTCAGAACGGAAGTGATTGTAGGAAAACATTACAAAGAGCTCAACGTCCAGTAGTAGTAAATGTCGTATGCGTTGTCGTCGGGTGTGGCAGGAGCTTTTGCTACACGCACGTTTTCCTTTACGCTGGCCTGCAGGCTGCCGCAGCCGATTGTCTTGTAGACCACTCCGTTTTTCACATGGGCAACTGGCCATTTAAAGCCAGTTGGAGCCAGCGGGGTGGTCGGGCTCATAGCCGTTACGGTTGCCTGGGTGGCCAGCGTAAATGACGTCACCTGTTTTCCGTCGGTGGTCACATCCAGAACAACATTAGTAGATCCCGATGTGGCTACAGATAGGGTTGTTGACTCATAGGAAAGGCAGTCCGCATAATTTACAGCCATCAGGCCATTTAGCGTTCCTGGAAGAACCTTGATTTTGTAGCTGGAACCGGAAGCCTCAACCGACACGTCAAACGGGCAGGACTCACTGAGGGCGGAAGATCCTTGGCGGGAAAGTATCTGGATGGTTGTTCCGCCTCGCGTGCGGCTTAGTGTGTATCCAGGGCCTGGCTGAAGCCTGACCTGATCTATGGCCTCTCGTATGCGGTTTAGCTTGTCGGCAAGCGTAAGATTTGACGGGTTTTCGCGTACCTGAAAAGCCCCAATCTGAAAACTATCTGACTGATCGGAGGCCATTGCTATTCGCTGTACAAAGCTTCATCCCAGCCATTTTCCCCGCTAAGCTCGTACTCTTCAACGATAGTATAGTTTCCAGCCTGGCCGCGTGCGGAAAGTGAAACTAAAAGCCAATTTGCAAGCCCAGGTTTTGCGGCATAAAAAATGCCTGGAGATTTTATCTTTCCAAGTTTTTTACCGCTTGGAAGCGAGCTGGCATAATATGTGCGCCTAAGTATTACAGATGGCTCATAGTAGCTTTCCTGTCCGGCCAGCATTTTTGTCGCAAGCTCACGCATTTCCCGATAATAAACATACTTGTCTTCCCACTCAGCCGGAAGCGCTTTTGATGTCGTGACGTTTTGGACAAAATCCCTCACAGCCTTCTGCTCTTCAGGTCTCAGGCTTTGGTATCTTTTGTGGGCTTGAATTGGCACCGTGCGCAGGCTCCCCACGTACTCAATACCGACACTGGTAAAACCTGTGCCTGTTGGACTGGTCGTAGTGGTTGAATCTGTCATGTCATACTGGAACGTGGTCCGGATAAGTCCGGCCTCCGCGCTGACGACGCTGGTGGATAAAAGGGATGCGTTTGAAATTGTTGGTGCCGTGGCCTGAACATCTCCCACATAGGTGACGGTCAGAGTGTTTTTGCCAGTTTTGAGATCTTCTGTCCTAGTGCGATTTGGTTGTTCGTAGGTTGCCATAAATTAGTTTACTCCAACTTTTCCATTCGAGGATCCGGTATTGGCAACAATCTCCATTAAAGCCTTGTGTTGCCGGTCACCTGTATCGTTTAGTTTCTTCAGGTAATCAATCTGACTCTGGCCACCTATAAAGGCAGAGCGCCCTCCGCCGCTGACCTGCTGCAGGCTGTCGGCAAGAATTTGCCCAGGACTGGAAGCACGCCCCATCCCGGCTAGCTGCTCCTTAATCTGTGCCGCTTCTAGTCCAAATTGAGCCGCCTGCTTTTGCCCCTCAAGCGTTCCAAAAGAGGCATACAACGCCTGCATACCCTTCAACTGCTCATATTTTTTTACCAGTTCATCGGCCAGCTCCGGCTCCTTCATGCGGCCCTGCCGTATCTTTTCCTCGACCTTTGCAATCTGTTCTGTGGTCTTTAGGATGTCCTGCTGGATTTTTTTCTGGTCTTCCTTCGCCTTGTTTTGTTTTTGAATGTCCAGCTCTTTAAGCTTGGCGGCTTCCTCCCGGTTAATTGCGTCCAGAGTTGTTTCTAAATTTATGCCTGTTCCAGGAATTTCATCCCTTGCTTTTCTGCGCTTGGCCTCAGCCTCTTGTTTAATGCGAAGTCTTTGTTTTTCTTCGTCTGTTTTTCCAACCATTTGCTCAGCGTTTTGCGCATCGACTTCCGCACCAAAAGAAAGGTTGCTGGCAATATTGAGACGCAAGCTGTCCTGCAAAAGCTTAAGCTCCTTCGATACCCCCATAATGACGTCAGCCAACCGCAGAAACGGATTAGTATTTATTTTTTGAATCGAACTACCAATTTCGTCGATTGCCGACTGCAATGCCTGTGCCTGGGAGATGGCCTGGTCAAAAGTCATGTTACCGGCAGATTTTTGAATGGCACCGATTGCTGTCTTTGCAGAATTTGCCGCCGACTGCGTAATCATGGAAAGCTGCTCAAACGGAGCGGCCAATAACTTGCCAATCGCTATCCCCACCGCGCCGAGCGTTGTGCTTTTTAGCGTTGTGGCCAATCTGTTCATGGTTGCCGCAAGCATTTCTGCCGGCCCATTTGCCATGGCCAAATCTGATGCAAGAGCCTTAAAGGCTCCTCCGACTGCCCCGGATTTTAACGAGCCAGCCTGTTGCTTGATCCGCTCAATTCCGGTCTCAACACTTGTCCCCTTCCAGGACGCCTCGATCGTCATTTCAGCCATAAATCACAACCCCGATGAGGAAATGGCCTTTTGCATTGAAATTTTGATAAAGGCCATAATTTTGTTGGCAGCGATGTCAATGGCTCTTTGCATCTGTGCTTGGCTCAAACACTTATCAATCCAAGGAACTTTATTTGTCATCCGTATAAACGGCTCGCGGTCCAAAAAAGAGGCGTCGCTAACGGATCCGAGCGCCGAACCAGAGGCATGCCGAGTAACCCATGCAGGTATTTTGCCAAATCCACCCAACTGTTGGGAGCAGCTAGCCCATCCTGCCTTTGCCGTCCCAACCCTTTGGGATATTTTTTTTATGTATGACCTGACTGCGGCACCATTGGTAACTGCCAGCAGCGTGAACTGATTTCTTGAAACCTTTTTCCGAGGGCCAAATCTTGCCTTTTTATGCTCCTCCCCAGAACCAAACCTTCCGACGTTTGTGCTGAAATACGGGTCAATTCTTAACGCATTTAAAAGGTCTTTTGCTTTTTCGTACTCTCCTGATCTAACAAGACGGACAAAGGCGGCCTCAGCCTGTCTAGGTGATTTTATTCTTTTTAAATCAAAGGGTCCACTGCTTTGGCCTATCTTGCCGGCCACCTCGCCAGCGTCGTCATAAACTCGACCAATTTCTGACGCAACGGCGCCCTCACCGCTTTCCTTTGCCGATTTTGAATGCGAAAAGGGCTGTGTTTGGAATGAAAGGTTTTCGGCCAAAATCCTTGAGGCTTGAATTAACGTCTCTTGATAAGATTTTTTTTTAGCAACAGCAAATTTAACCATGGCCCGCTGAAGATTTCTGTCGTCTACCTTAAACTCTACGGTGTCTGACATTGTCCGGTCCTTTGCATGGCTCGCCTGCTTTTTACCTGTTCGATTGCCATCTGTTCTCCCGGGCTTACAAGCTCAACCTCTGCCCCCCTTTGCCTTGCAATGGCGACATAGTACCAGTGCGCCAAGCCGATCGGCATAGTCCAGCTCCTAGCCTCGCCAAAACCGTGACGAACGAGCCACGCAACGACGTCCAGAGGTTGCGGCAATGGGCATGGATCCGGCCTATCGGTTTGCTCCCTTTTTTCTTTTTCCCATAGCATTGGAGGAGCGTGGAAATCCCGGATATAAGCTGAAAACTTTGATGCCTCAATAACAAGGCAGCACCGCCTGGTGCGTAGGGCCCAAAGCATAAGCCTCCATCCTTGTGGAATAAAATATTCAGGCCAACGACCTGAGCAGATGGCAACAGCAAGCCGCAAATCGGTCATTGTGACTCCGCTTCTTCCATGCCATAACGGACTGTCTATCAGTTCCAGCAGGGTCGCATGCCAAAGTGACAAAGGCTGCAGCCGCACTCCGAGGACGATGTGGTCGTCCCGGTTTACAAGGCTTTCGGAAAACAGTTTATCCAGGGCCACGGCTTTTGGCCCGGATGGTTATGATAAATCCGGGTAGTAGATTCCGCGGATAGATACCTTGGCCACGTCGCCAAGGGTTCTCCGGCGCTCAACGCTGGTCACCTGAAAGCTTGCTCCCAGCGCGCTAATCGCAGTGGTAGCCGTCGAGTAACCATCGTCAATTCCCTCCAGGCTTAACTCGTGCCTTGCATTGTACGCTTCCTTTACAGGAGGAACCGTGTTTTCCGTTCCGCTTTCCGTAATGGTCTGGTCAACGGTTCCGGTAATCGTTGCGTTTGTGACGACAAGCCCGCTGACTGTTATGGATGTTCCTACGGCCATTTTAGAAAGTTCCCCATGCAAGTTTGGTGGTGCTCAAACGAGGCTGATCGGTGTTGGTTTCCCGGTACTCGTAGCCAACCGTGGCGCCACTGCTCATTGAGCCAGAGGCAAGGGATGGCAGGCTGGATCGACTTGGGTCATAGACTTCCGTGCGTGTCTCGCCCTGGGCAAACTTTTTAAAACCCTTTTTAACGTTCCCATCGGCACCCTGAACAAAAACACGCTCAAACGTGGTGGCTACCGTCTCCGAAAGTGTGGTGCTGGCGGGAGTTCCGTAGGTGTAAGCCATACGCGGTTCAGCATCCTGTCAACCAGCCTTTAGGCAGGATCAACGTAAAAAACTGCAGTAAAGCTGTCGGACATTGCTCGCTCGTTTGATTCGGTCCGCTCCGATTGAATATACGACCCAAGAATAGTCACTCCTGCAGTGACTCCAGAAATAATGGCCGACCGATCCTTTAACCTGGCCTCCGCCCATAAAAAGGCAGCGGTGTGGCTGGGAACCGTGGCCGTCTCCTGAATGGGCGTCATTACGCTGGCCTGCACGGTGATCTTGCGGGTGTTGGTCTGGATCCCCTCATCCATAGTCTCCGCGCTTTCCGCGTGAATGACGAGGGCTGGCATCTCCAGCTCCGTGATCTTATGGGCGGCCTGCACCTGCAGGGCAGACGGCTTGGACGGACTCACGGTCGTAAGGTAATCCGCCAGCTTTTCTTCAAACAAAAGACGCAGGCTCATCGCACATCCTCGGGGTTGCCAAGTGTTACGGTAATAAGGCCGCCGTCCTCCTGGGTAGTCATCACGCGTTTGGTGGCGTTGGCAACGGTGATTGTGCCCAAGAGTGAGGGAGCGCTGGCGGCCGTGGCCGGATAGACAAACTCTGCCGGGGCGGGCGTGACGAGTCCGCCTAAACCCAGCTCACCGCTTTTTTCGCCTGGCGTATACAGGCCGGTAACCGTAGTGCCACCAATGGAGGCGGTTACGGATCCGGCCCCGGCGAGCATGTCGGAAAGGCCGGCGGTCATCAGGGTGTCCAGCTCGGTCACGCAAAATGCCTTATGTCAAAGAAGGTACGGCCAGCCAGCAGTGGTCGGGGCATGGATCTGGATGCGGGATCTTTACAAAAGGACGCCCCCAGCCTTGCAGAATCTTGCTCAACTCGGCCTCCTTGGCGTGGCTTTCCACCAAAAAAGATGTGGATCGGTATAACTGCGGATCGCGGACTCCGAAAAGAATCTGGTCCTCGGCCCCCTCGACATCGATTTTAACAAAGTCAGGAGCCTCATGGTTGCACAGCTCGTCCAAGGTAACGATGGGCACGCGAACCGGACGCCCTCCGGATTGATGCAGCGGGTGGAGATTTCCCAAGTGATTTTGCTCCGGACTGGACGACATCCAAAGCGTCGCAAAACCGGAAGAGTCTCCAACCACACAACGGTATAACTTTACCCCATAAATTTCCGCGCAGCGCTCGTCCGGCTCCACGGCTATGACCCGCGCGAAAAGCGGTTTTAGCATAATAGACCACGTGCCGTGATTGGCTCCGATGTCGATGGCCAGCCTGCGCCCACAGCTGGCCAACAGGTCGGCGACCGCGCCGTCCAGCCAAGGCTCGTCCCTCATCCCCTAAGCAATGCGTAGGCGGCAAGGTTGCCACCGGTGCCCCTGTTGTTTTGCAAGGCATCCTCGCCTAGCCCCTCAGCACGGATCTTAAGGCCGTTGGTGCGGTTAAAATCAGGCGTGGCGCAGACCAGGGTGCGGGTGCCCTTCTCCCGCAAGGCGTGGCTCATCACAAAATCGTCCGCCAGGAACTGTGCCCTGCCCTTGTCGCCTAGCTGGGAAAACTCCTTGGCTGTGAATGACGGAAACTTGCCAAGGTCTGGCATGTCCTTAAGGCGGCATGCAATGGCCCCAAATCCCTCAAGAATTTCCGCGTGGCCAAGGTGGTCGGGTGCGATGGCGTAACCCTTTGGACCTGTCATAAAGAATCCGCACAGGCCAATGGCCGCGCCGTCCGGGCAATTTTCCACCAGCGTCTGCACCATCCTTGGCGAGTAGAGGATGTCGTCGTCACACCAGATCAGGATGTCGTCTAGGCCAAGCGTCTTGGTATCGATGCCGTTTTGCACAGCTCCGACAAACTTTGTCGCTGGGCCGTGGTCGCGGCTGCGGTAAATGGTGATCTTTCCTTCGTCCTCCAGCTTTTGCAGCTCGTCCGGAATCTCCGGAAATCTTTCCCCGGTGCGGGCGAGCTTTTCGGCCACGGACAGGACAATCTTATCCGCCGGCATGGACTGAGCCAGCAGGCTTTGGATGGTTGGCAGGACGGTATGGATCCGCTTGGGCGTGGTGGTCAGACCGATAAACACACGATTCTTTTTATCGACTGGATTGGGCAACCGCTCCGCCCCCGACGGAACGGTGCCATCCTCCAGCAGGGCCGCGTCCCAGCGTAGGCCGGGCAGCGGGGCGTCCTTGGCCTTTACCGTCAGGATAACGTCGCCTAGGGCCTCGCTGATGGCCTCCTCGGCGGTCTGCACGATGTGCAGCCGATCCGTAACTTTGTGGCCTTTTTGCGTGAGGAGTAGGTGCTGGATTCCGTTGGACCCATCCGCGCAGTCAGTATAGAGCGCCATGGATTTTAAACAGTCATCCGGCTCCCCAAGATGGATGACGGTGATCCGCCCCCACGCCGCACGGAATCCATCCATGACCAGCTTTTTGGCGTCGTCATGCTGGCCGAGCGCCCGGAGGCACTGCGCCATCAGCTGCCGTGGTAGGTGCTTATACCAGCGATTTTCTTGGTTCCAGTCCTGCGTGGAAGGCATGGCGTCCACCTGTTTCAGAATATGGTAGGCGGTGGAAAAATCCCCGTGATCCATCCGGTCGCCTGCCAAAAGGCCGTACGCCTCCCGGCGCATCGGGGAAAGCGTGATAGCCTTGCCAAGGTGTTCCAGTCGCTTTGCGGGCTCGGCCAGCATCATGGATGCCTGAACGTGGAGCTGATATTTTTCCGTGGCGCCCACGTCGTCGTGTTCCAGAGCCAAGAGGCACGGACCGATGGCCTCCTTATATTGGTTCTTTAAAAAATGCTCCTGGCATAGGTAGTACCATTCCATGCCGATGCCCTGCAGGCGGCTGGCGATGATTCTTTTATTTCGTTCAGAAGACGCAGCCTTTTGTCCGCATGGAGCGTGCAATATTCTTAAGTGCCGAGCTACTCCTATTTTGATCCCATCGATCGGTTTTACCCGTTCGTGAATCTGCCGCTCCCAGTAGGCTGGAAGCCTGCCATCCTCAAGACGGCGGAAAACGCGTTCCCGGCGGTTGTTTCGCATCCCGCTGTTCTGCACGTCGTACGTCGTAACTAGGAGGTCCCATGTCTCTTTACCGTCTTCCCTCGCCCGTATTTGATCCTTGTGCAGGGAAGCCTGCCCTGGCTCAAAAATGTCGTCGCAATCGGCCCAAAGAACGTACTTTCCGCTGGCCATAGCAAAAGCCTGATTGCGGGCTGCGGCAAAATTATCAATATGAGGCCACTGTGCGTTTTCAGGGGTATTATGGTATTCGCCAAACACTCCGGCCTCACCTGCCGAATCCTTGAGCGATTGCCGCAGGTCGTCGGAGCTGTTTTTACCGACGGCGGCCACGACAACCACCTCGTCCCAAAGGCCACGGGCGGATTCAATTAGACGACGCAAGATCGCCCCCTCGCCTGGGCCGGCGATGAGGGCGATGGAAACAAGCGGGGGGTTCTTCATTTTTTTGAGAGGAAGGGCGGCTGGACCCCCCCGATCCAGCCGCCCCACCAGTATGAGTGACTACTTAGACGATACGGACCAGCGAGCTGGTCGATCCGCGTCCCACACCGAACAGCAGGATATAGCTACGGTTGGTGGTTCCGAGGGTGGGGTTCACCCACTCACGCACCGCGAGGGACAAGCCGCTTTCCGGATCCGTGACGACGTCCTGGGAGCCAGGATAGTTGTCGAGGGCTTCGGGCACGCGGGCCGCCACGATGAGGGCTTCCTTTTGGGCCGCAAATCCCTTTGAAACCGCCGACGGAAGCGCGGTGTAGCTGAACACCTCGATGCCGTTGACCAGGCCGACGGAGCCGGTTTTCACCGCGTCGCCTTGGATCTGGGCGTTGGCCACGATGTTGGAGTCGTTAAGCAGGCTGGCCTTGTTGTCCGGGGAAACGATCGCGTAGCGGTCGTTCGACGGGACCTTGTTGTTGTCCAGGCTGTAGCCCAGGCTTACCACGCCGCGGTACGTGAGCGCACCGGCGGAGACGGAGAGGGTAGAGCTATAAGCCGTGGTGACGAGGCCGAGGAGGCTGTCCACCATGCTCTTGCCGAGCGCGTAGGCCGCGCTGGAGGCAAAGCGGTTGATGAGGTCGATCGAGGAGCTGTATTTTTCAGCGTCCGTGATCGCGTAGGTGCTGTGGATCAGGTTGCTCAGGCTGATGGTAGCATCAGTCTGGGTGCGATCCTGGGCCACGTATCCTGCCGTGGTGCTGTAGGCACCGGCGGTGCCGACGGTCACGAGGTGGGTGGTGATCGTGTCGTTCATTTTGGCGGGAACATCCGAGAAATCGGTGACCGCCTTGGTGAGGAAGGGCAGGGAATCCACCAGCGTGGTCAGTGCGCGCTGCGCAATGGCCTTGCCGTTGGAGACCGAGCCGAGTGTGTTAGCCATGGTGTTTGTGTCTCCTGGTTAGGTTATCGTGCGAACTTGATTTGCTTAAAAATCTCCGCCGCACGACGGGGATTCTTTTCTGCGTTGAACTGCGCCAGCAATTCAGCGCGAGAAATGGTTTGGGAAACTTCGACGGCGATGGGCTTGATGCCGCGTGAGGCTTCCAGTTCGATGACCCTGGCGGCGAGCTCGGCCTTGAGGGCCGCGGTTTCGTTGGCCGCGGGCGCCTCGGCGTTGATCTCCTCTACCTTTGCTTCTGCGGCCACGGGCTCCGGGGCAGGCTCGGCCTTGGGTTCATCGGCCACGGGAGCTTCCGCCACGGCGGCTTCGAGCTTCTTTTCCTCGGCCTTGGCAGCCATCGGCTCCTCGACCACGTCCTCGACGACATCGGCCTGCAGCATGGCCATAATCGCGTCCAGCTTGGCGTTGATGTCGGAAAGGGTAGGTTCGGCCATTTTAGATGGATCTGCTTCCGGGGCCGCCGGGGCTACGGGCTCCGCTTCCGTGGCGGGCGTCTCTAGCTTAGTCTCTCTGGTCACGGCGTTTTGTTTGCTGTCAACCCGCGCATGGAAAACCCCGGTGGGGTTGGCGGCTGGAGAGGTCACAAGGTCAACAGAAAACAAGGTTTGAACGTCGGCCAGTTGCGTGCCGTCGGCCGCCTCGCGTGGTACCCCGCTAAAGCTGATTGAAAAGCCGATCTGACCTGGCAGGGTGCTGATGAGCTCACTGAAGTAAGCAAAGCCTTCGTGGCTCTCAAAAAGAGTCAGGTCGGCGCGAACACGGCCGCCGTCCAGTCCGAAGTTTTCCAGATAGCCGATGATGTTGGAGACGGAGGATGAGTGATCCGACAGCACCTTCACCTGCCCCGCTTCGTTTCCTTTTTCAACAACTTGGGAAAGAGTCTCCGCGTCGATTACCATGCCGTGGCCCAAGGCCGGACCTGCGGTGATGACGGAGATGCCCTTGAATTTTTTTTCGGCCATGTGCTGGCCGGGCGTGTCAAAACCCTAGCTTTTCTTTTTGCGGGCGGCCTTGTTTTTCAGGCCGATGGCCTTGGCCACCATATCCAGTTCCTTGTCGGACAGCTCCAGATCCGGGTCGTCCTTCATGGTAAAAGCCTCGGTCAGGATTGTCGTGGGCGCTGGCTCGGCCTTTAGCTCAACCGGAGCCTGCATGGTCACGGTGACGGTGGGCTGGCTCATTTCCGGAGCCGTGGTCTGAGCGGCCGGCTGTTCGGCGGGCGGCTCGGAAGGAGGCGTCTGAGCCGCCGGAGCCTGCTGGTTTGGAATAAACTGCACGTCGGACACTTGGATCCCGGCGGCATCGCACTTCTGCCGGATGTAGATCTGCTCGGCGATCTTCTGGTCGATGGCGTCCTGCCAGTCCTCTCCCCTGGCCGCGTAAATGTCGGCGTAGGTGGTCAAGCCAAGTTTTAGATCCTCCCGATCGGCTGCGCTGTCGCGCCCGGCGTCGATGGTGGTCTGCTTCGGCGTGTGGAATGTGGACTGCCACCAGCGATCCATGCCGCGTGGCGGAGTCAGGTCACCGCGCTTGATGGCCTTGGCCAGCGCCCAAAGGCGCACGCGGGAGACCAGTTGGGTGATGATGGCCTGACTGATTTCATCGAAACGGCGCTGGGCTTGCGCCAACACAAACCGCTGGGAGGGACCGGATAGATCTGCTTTCCACAGATACTCGTAAGGCAAGCCAAGGCCGGATGCGACGGCGCGCAAAAACTGATCCATAAACTCGGACAAATTCGGGCTGGGACGGTCGTCCTTGATCTCGCGGATCTTGCGGCCGTTGGGCACGTTCCAGATGGCTCCTCCGCCGAAAACGCGGTCCGTGGTGATGCCGTCGTTGGTGGTGGTCTCAGGACCGAAAAATCCGGCGCTCCCCTCGCCCTCCAGGGCTAGGCCGATGGCGGAGGCGCGTTTCACGCTGACCATGGTGTTGGTCAAAATCTCCTCGCGGTCTTGGATCAGGTTAAGGCAGGTGACCAAGCGGGAGAGGCTGCGCAACTCGTCCGCGCGGTCCCGCTCAGCCAGCACGATCAGATCCGGAGATTGAATTTCGGAGAATTTATTGTCTTGGCCAAGGTTGATGTAGTAGGAAAGCGGACGGCCCTGGGCGTTGACGCGTACTCCGTCAATGATCCGTTTTTCGCCCTGCAGGTAGTCGGGAGTTTCGCACCGGTGCGCTTCGACCATTTGCAGCATCGGCCAGCCGTCTCCGTTGTCGGTCAGCAAAATAAAGACCTCGTTGTCGCGCAGCATGGTGCGAGTGGCGACCTGTTGGATCGTGTTCCAGTCCAAAAGCCCGCGGACGTCGCAAGCCAGGGACCAGTTGGCCAGCCATTCCTCGGTGGCCCGGTTCCAGCCCTCGTCGGACGTGCGGGACTGCATCTTGATGCCGGGCCCGATCGAATTGCGCACCATGCAGTCGATGGCTCCGCGGACGACGGGCGAATTGTAGAACCAGTAGCGGGCAAGGCCAAGGACCTGTTTGCGGCTTTGATTGGTGACATCGGTCCGCGTGTCCTGCGGGGTGACGTAGATGTGCTGGCGCTTGGTGTAATCCTGCGCCCCCGCCCGGACAATCCGGCCAAACCAGCTACCTAAGCTCACGGATTGATCGGCTGCATAATGCCGAAATTGGGGTAGCTGGTCTGGCCGGTGGATTTGGTCAGGTAATTTTCAAGCTCTTCGCTGGTGGTGAAGTCTTTGACGCGGGTCCAAAGCTCGTAGGCCGCTTGGGCGATGTTGCCAGGGTTCATGCCCGACTGCAGTTGGTAGGAAAACGATTTTCCGGCCACGGAGGCGGAGACCATTACTTTTCCCCCGTTGTTAAAGGTGCTGTATTGGTTGGCGGCAATGGCTTCCAAGGCAAGGCGCGTCGCAACCGGATCCTTCGCCGATTGAATCCAAAGGGAAAAAAGCAGCCCTCGCTCCACGCGCCCCTGGTGGTGTCAAGCATCAAGCTTTTCCATGGCGGCCTCGGCGGCAATCACCTTTCCAAAAACGGCGAAGCCGGCCAGATAGGTCTCGCAGTCGTACAGATGGTCAGGGCGATGTTTGACCCGGATCCATTCATACAGGTCCTTCCCGGTCTTTCGGTTTACCCTGTGCACCTTCTTATGGCTGGCCATGTGCTCGCGGTACTCCGGACTGACGTCATGCGCCACTTCCCACATCGGCCCCTGCCCGCGTCGCAACCACGCCAGCAGGTCTTGGCATCCTGGACTAGAAAGAAGCAAAAGTTGGCAGCCGGCGTCGGTCGGCTGGACGGAGCTGTGTACGGATTTGATCCGCATCCCGCGCTCCTCGACAAAAAAGTGAGGCCGCTCCTCGCCCTTGATGGCCATGAAGCCATAGCGTGCCGCTATTCTGTATGTGTCGTGCGTTTCGTATCCACTGTCTATGGCTACGTGTCTGGGTTGAATTCGGTGCTCTGAAAAAAGCTGGGCAATATCTTCAATCGTCCGCCGGCGCCCCTCGTCAAACAGACGGCTCGTTCCATCACGGGCAAAAGCCCGGATCACGTACCAGTATTCGTCGATTTGGCGATCGATCGCCGCCAGCAGGATGTGATCCTTGTCCCATGGTTGCTTTTTGGCAAAAGCTCCGGGCGGGATGGCGGACGCCTCCTCGTCGTCAAACTGATCCTCCCAAGGCAATGCACACCACCCGTTCACCCATCCCTGCAATCCGTGCAGGTAATGCTTTTCGGTTAGGAATTTTTTGGCCGTCTCGCCGAAGCCGATGTTACTGTACCAGCTGGGCAACCGAAAGGAGCGGTGGCCAGGATCGGCGTGGGGATTGCCGGCCACCCACCTGCCCTGCTCGATCGCCTTGCGCCGGTGCCCCTCGCCCCAGGGCTCGCTGCACCTGGTGCAATGGTAGGCGGCGGATTCCGTCACCCTTTTCAAATCCCACTTGCCGTCATCGGATCGTGCCCCCTCGTCCCATTTGATTTGCCCAAACTCCATGGCCTGCCGCTCGCCGCAGGCGTGACAGGGCACGTGAAAAGTCTCCTGAGTTCCGGCCTGGTAGTTTTGCCAGATGTCGCCGGTGTTGAGCGTTGGCGTGCTGGTAAGGACGTGTTTGCGTCCGGGAAACGCCTTGGTCCGCTCCAGCGCCAGATTGTAGGCGGCGGCCTCCTTTTCGGTCGGAGGCGCAAATTTGTCCAGCTCGTCCAGCACGGCAATGCAGATGGGGCGGCTGGAAATGTTGGCCGGGCTGTTACTTCCGACCAGCGATAGGGTCATGGTCAAAAACTGCATTTCCAAAATTTTGAAATCGTCCATGTCTTGCGGGAAAAGCGCCCGCACCGGCCGGCATTTCTGAAAGATCGGGGCCAGTCGTGTCTCGCTGTAGCTGCGAGCCAAGTCGGCGTTGGGCATAACCAGCAGCGCCGGCGCCGGGTCGTTAGCAATCCGGTAAGCCAGCCAGACGGCCAGCGTCAGGGTTTTGCCCGTTTGGCTTCCCCAGCAAAGCGTAACGGTATGGACGCCAGGATTCGCAAGTGCTTCCAGCACGCCCCGTACGTAGGGCGTCCAGCTGGTGCTGTAGAGTCCGGGCCGTGCGGTCAATCGACTGTCCAGTTGGATGTTCCGCTCTGCCCACTCAATTACGCTGGGCGGCTTTTCGTAGTGCCACCTAGCGCGTGCCCTCTGGCGCAGCTCCTCCTGCGCCCCGGTCACAGCGCCGCCTCGACCTGCCGCATGATCTGCCCGACCTCGCCCTCCACCTCGACCTCTACCTCGGCAGCCGGACGGTTGGCGCAGATGGGCGCCAGTCTTTTGGCCATCCCCCTAAGAAGCGGGATCAGGGCGTTGTCTCTAGCTGCCGCCAGCTTGTCGGCCTCGTCCACGGGCACCATCGTTCCCTCCGCCTGGTCGATCTCGGGGCGGTCGCCCTTCATGCGGCGCAGTGCCTCCACGACTTTAGTGTAATTGCTAATCAGCTCCGACCTGTCGGCCCTTGTGTCGTCCTTGGCACTCTCGCCCAAGCTTGCCGCAAGGTCTTCCAGCCGCCTGATCTCCATGTCCAGACCACCGCCCTTGGCTTTGACCAGAGGCTTGGCCGGAGCAGCCGCCCGCTTGCGGTAGACGGTCGCCCTAGATTCGCCCGTGGCCGCCATGGCCCTTGCAACGTCGTGGTTCTTGGATCTGCCCATGAGACTTTAAGGTTTGATGGTCACACTCAAAAAATTAACGAGAGTCGTCTCCACCGCGGGCTGTAGCCGTTTAAAAGATTCCTTACGCATCGCCGTCGTGATCATGCGCTTATCCTTGCGACAAGCCTCTTGATGATGTCGCCAACAGGCTGAAGCTTTGCCAAGCATAGCTTTGCCTTTTCCGCATCCCAGTTCTCTATTGGATCCACCCTAGTAATGCGTTGGTTCCAACGCTCAATAAGAACGATAAATGCCTCTATGGTGGGCAGGCTTTCGTTGTCGAGCTGCTTCGCCCTAACAATTCCGCCATGGGCTATTGAAAGGCTGAGATCGTTAGGTGTTAGGTTTTCCGCAATGGCTCGCTTGAGCCAATAATCAGCCTCTTTCTTTGTTATCTTTCCGTTCGCCACCCATTTGTTCACGGCCTCGTGATGAGCAAACTCCAGCTCATGCTTCCTTGAGCCATAATAAGCCTCGGCAACGTCCGCAAGCTTCTTTGTTTTGGCGAAATCAAACCAGGTCTGGGTGTCGAAATACTCATCGACCTCTTCCTTGAAATGCTTTCTTCCGTAGGCCACCCAGTCGCCGACGCACCATTCCCAGCCGGCCTTAATTCTGCCGAGGTAATTTCCAATTTCACACCATTCTGATCGGGTAGTCCCTTCTGGAATCTTTAAGCCAATTTCAGAAAATTGGCATTTTGAGATAATTGCGGACTGCTTGTTTTTGTTTTGTGGCTGCTGGGTTACGATTTGCATGTTAGCTCCTTTTTCTTTTTTATTTTTTCACGCCTCCAATGCCGCTCCTCTTGCACTTTTTGATAGGAGGCAACGGCTGAAGCTGACTTGAAGTTTGCGTTTGTCCTTAAATCCAAAAGGTTTCGAAGGGTTATGGTTTCTTTCGACATGGCGGCAACCGTAAGCTTTATCCCATATTCTTTTATGATTTCCTTAACGGCCTGGCGCATGCTCGGTAGTCCATTAAGCGCCGCAAGGTTGCATGCGTAGGCTAAACAATAGACCTTAAACTTCATCCGCCCCCTCCCGTTTCGTCCTGACAGAATTATGCTGACCACCTTGGAAATGGTTTCTGCATGCGTGTTTTTTATATCTTCATCAATGGCCTCCTTGTGCCATTGATAGCCCACCTCGGCCGCTTGCCGTGCCTGCCCTGTGCTTAATGTCTTAATTCTATCCGATATTCTTTCAGACAAAATATCCATAGGGCCGTCAAGCTCGCTGGCTATATCGAGCCAATACGATGATTCGTTTGATTCCGCCGGGTCTAGTGTTGTTTTCATAATTCTATCCGCACTCCTCGTTCAATCCGCAGAAACCATGCAATAATCCGCAAAATCCCCCCATAAAGGGGGGATTTATGCGGATAGAATTGCGGGGTATTTTTGCGGATAGTTTCATAATTTTTGCGGATAGGCTAAATGTCAGTAAAAAGGACATACTTTTTAGCCTTTTCTCGGCCTATATTTTTGATTTTTGGAGGGCTGGAAAACTCCCATCCGATTGTGATTTCTGAAGACTTTTTTTCCCCAATTCCGCACTTGTTTCGTATCAAAGCCTGTAAATCCCCAGCCTTAATCCCTGGGCGTATCGCATCCCTAAACTGCTCAAAATCCACGGTTGAAAGATCCATCTTAGGCCGCCCAGGCTCCCGCTTCTCCGGTTCATCCGCCTCAATCCATGCAATCGAATCCGTTGCATGCCTCAAAAACACGCGAGGAAGGGCTTTGCTGGCCGTGATGCCGGCCGATGGCTTGCTGGGTACTAGCCCGCTACGCCTGCCCCTTTTAACCACCTCCAAGACGAAATGGTCGTTATCCTCGCTCTTTACAGCGTTCAGCGTGATGACAGTGCGCGCCCAGTTAGTCAGCTCGCTGGATCCAAGACCCCAATACATCTTGTCGAACCCTTGATAGGCCGAGGCCGCATCCTTGGGCGGCTTGCCGCTGTGATGGATCAGGCACCAGGCAAACCCATGGCTGTGGCTCACCGGGTTTAACTCGTTGCGAAGAAACACGCTGGCTGTCTCCTGTTTGCTGATGTCCCCTCCTATGAAGGACAGAAGCGGATCCACCCAAAACAGGTCGGGCTTGTGTTTGCTGGCCAGCCGTCGGCACAGGTCGGCAAACCTAGCTCCTGTGGAAAAGCTTTCCTGAACAATAACCACATTCTGAAAAACCAGCTGTCGCTCTTCCGGACTTAGTGCCATTCGACCGATGATCCCTCTGACTGTTTCAGACACATCCCCAGCATCGTTCTCCGCTTGGACGATGATCGACTTAAGCGGCCGCTTGGGCTTGATCCCAAAAAACTCGCCTCCGTATGCCCAAGTGATAGCGGCCTGCAGGCAAAGGACGGACTTGCCCAAGCCGCTCGATCCGACCCACAGAGCCGATCCGCCCCGGCACAGCCAGCGGTCCCCAAGCAGGGTGGTTTCGTCACTTGCCTTGTCGAAAGCCAGCATGTCGTCCCACTTGAAGGGCGTTGGCAGGTCTCCGACAATCGTCCACTCCCGCCAATCCTCAAACGCCTGCACCTCCTCAGCCACCTCAACCAGCTCTT